AACTAAAAAAACTACTTAAACTGCCTTTGCGTTCAGATTGCCACCCGATACATTCTAGCACGTTCTTCAGCGGTTCAAAGAAACTCTTCTCAAATTGTAGCGTGTAGTCAATGTATTTGTCAAGGTTCAGTTCTTTCGGCAGTTGTTGAAAGAAAGAAATGACATTCTCGCGGATAGGATTTGGTGTCTTCAGATAGATAAACTTGATCTTCTCCCCTTCTTGAATAAGTGGATACTTGTGTTCTAAATTGTTTTTACGAACATAATAGTTGTAGAGTAATGCTCCTCTTACTTGAATGGGAGTGCCCTTCTGGTAAATATCAGCAGCACTACGATACTTCTTAAGACCATTACAACCGCGAGGGAAAGCAATATTGAGATAGTTCTGTTTCTTGGTGTCTTCCTTGATCTCGTTAATGAAATCAAGAACATCATCATTAGTTTTGGTTACAATGATACGATATGCTTGTTCCAGTTTATCACGATAATAAGCAGGAGTAGATGAGCGAGCGGTTTCCATGCCACAGATTTTCATCTTCGGTTTAGCATAGCGCACACCTTCACTATCCCAGACGTTGAGAACATAGCGTTTCTTGGCAGTCCAAAAACCACGCTCAGCAATGTTCTCCCGTTTCATCTTCATTTTCTGGTCGTATGCTTTGAGATAGTCGGCCAGTTCTTGGTAAGAACTTTCAATATATTGCTCAAGTTCCAGTGAAGCGACCTTATCAAGGAACGCAACAATGCTTTCAGGAGTTTTCTCTCGTACTCCGTATACACGTTCAACCAAAGGACCAAGGTTAAGATACATAGAGTCAGTATCAGAAGCAATAACATAATCAACATCCTGTGTCTTTAGAACTTTATTAAGATAGGCATTCATCTTTCTCTCAATCCAGCGAATAGACAACTGACCTGAGAGAGTAATTGCCTCAGCGATTTCAAGTTTGTAATAACGAAAATGCTCGTTACCGATAGCACCATAAGCAGAGTTGAGTTGAATTTTTCGTGCCATCTGAATGTTATTACAGCGGGCAATCTCTTTCTTCAACTCAATCGTTGGAGTCTTCTCGTATTGTTGTTTAGCAGCAATCATCTTCTTCTTATAGATGGTGCGATCCTCATATATCTTCTCCATAAGCTTAGGAAGAAACCCCTGAAACTTGGTGGTGTAATGCGTTCCATTGGCGCATAGGGTCTCCCCCCCGAGGTCGCTGGTATCGAATGCCTTATCTAACAGCATGTCAACGTTGACGCTACTACGGCGCGGCAGAAGCGTCTCTGGAGACAGGTTGTATTGCATGATGAGGTGAGGATACAGCGAATTAAGGTCAAAGTTTACAATCCAATCATACATACCAGGCACAGGTTCTTTCACATATGCACCAGCATACTTAGCATCTTTGACGCTATCTTTCTTGGGAGGAATCACTACACCCATCTTCGCAAGGTAGATGAAAATAATGTTATCCCACATACGCACCTGAGAGTAAACATCTTCGTAGTTTACTTTGGCGTCGTATGCCATAGTGAATGCCAGTTCTAACAACTTCATCTTGTCTTCCAACTGGTCAACAAGGCGAACATCGTGGATGTTATACTTCACAAACTTATCCCAATCTTTAGTATAGAACTCTTTGAAAGTATCAAACTCAGAGTGGTCAAGTTTCTTAGCGTCGAGTTCCACAGATGCGATATGGTCTAGACGATATGATTCTTGGTTGGTGTACGTAAACTTCTTATAGAGTTCAAGGTAATCCAACGTGGCGATGCCAGGAATATCATACGCAATCTGTTTACGACCTTTGATGAAAATCTCACGCGATGAAATAAGTTTCCAAGGCGATAGAAGTTTAGTGTAATCTTCGCCCAGCACTCTATCCATACGGCGGCAGATGTATGGCATATCAAATAGCTGAACATTCCAACCAGTAATTACATCGGGAGTATTCTCCTGCCACCATTTGAGGAAGCACGAAAGCAGTTTCGTCTCATCGTTACAATGGATGTAATCAACCTGTCTGTTTTCATTCTGGAAACTCTTGCTTCCCCAGACAGTGATGCGGTTTGTAAAAGAATCACGGAGAGAAATAAGCAGAATCTCTTGGTCTGCTGATTCAATATCAGGGAAACCGTTTTCTGCTCCAGTTTCAATATCCAAAGTAAATGTGCGAATGAGGGAAGAATCGAAACGAATCTCATCATCGGGATATGCTTCGTTTATGTATTGATATAAGTATCTAGTATTCCCGTGAATTTCAAATCCCTCCACGCCCTCGTATTGATTGATAAATTGCCTACAATCATTAATAGAACCTGGAGAGACCTCCTTGAGGAAGCGTCCATCCAGACTCTTGTGATCTGTTTGCTTATTGCTAAGCACATACAGTTTAGGATTGTAGTTTACACGATACTGAACACGCTCACCATTTTCATAACCACGAACGAGGATACGATTCCCAGCCTGTTCAATGTTCGTATAAAACTTCATGCGTCAACCCAGAGTCTTCTGGTAGTATTCTAGCACAGAATACGATGGATCGCAAATGGTGAGAATGTCATCTGCTCGCATGTAGATTTGTGTTTGATTTGTATACTTAGGAAATTTTTCCAAAAGAATATAATCGGATTGAACAACTGTTACTTCGTTACCCTCCTTATCAATTTCTTTATCCGTGGTTTCACTAATAAAGAGAGCATCAGGATTACGAACGCTTTTATAATCTACGTTAGAATGATCCCAATAAGTTAAATCAAGAATCCGATACGGATTCGTCAGAAGACACTCTGGACTTTCTTCCCTTTCTTCTATCTCCGCTATCAGATAATGCTGATCCTTCAGAACTATCACTTGAATCACTGGTTGATACGGTGTCGTTGTCATTTAATTTTTCTCCAAATTTTTTCATGTATACGTCAAGAATTCCATCTTCTGGTTCACCCAAAGCAACTACCGAAGTATATGGAATACGAAATTCTTCTGATTTAGAATACGCAAACCACTTGGTAAAGTTAATAGAAAATTGAGATGGATTGCCATCTGTATTATAGTCTCCTGTTGGTGCCATATCTAGAATATATGGACACTTAAGAAGTAAACAAATACCCTGACCATTTTCATCAGTTACTTCAGAAACTCCAGAGATTATTCTTTCTCCAGAATTTAAAATCATAACTTTTGGAATCATATAATTCTCCTAATGATAATTTAATTATAGCACAAAAAAGAAAATAGGGCAAGCCTGATAGTTGCCAGTCTCGCCCATTGCGCCGAAGATAGTTGGGTTGCCCCTCGTCTATTTATCCTTCTGTTAGAAGTTCTTGTTTACCAGCTCCAATAGTATAGGTTGTTCTCTTTTGATGTTCGGGAACAATTTTTTCTAATGAAACTGTTAGTAATCCATCAGCAAAATCTACAGAGGATACTCTGACATCTTCTGATAGTTGCCATGAGTGATTGAAGGAACGTTTGGAGAGACCTTTGTGGAGGTATGTTCTTTCAGTATCTCGTTTCTCAACTTTAGAGGCAACTCTGAGAATGCTTTGTTCTGTAGAGACTTCAATTTCTTCTGGTTTAAATCCAGCAAGAGCGACTTCAATCTCATAGTTAGATCCGTCATTTTTGATGATGTTGTAAGGTGGATAGTTAGTATTGTGACCAGACATAGCATCCAGTCTGTTGAAAATGCTTTCTAATCCAACTCCAAATGGGGAATAGACATCCCAAGTATATGCGTTTGTCATTTTAGTTCTCCTTAATAAGCGAGAGTTTGTTTAAGACCCCGAAGGCGTCTTCATTATTATATATTAGAAAGCAATAAAAAAGGGAGTGTGGAACTCCCTACAAAAATTATTCGGTTACTTCGGTCTTCTTGCGACCAATGTTGTATTTACTTTCAAGCGTCCATTCGTCTTTCTCTTTAAAAGCAAGAACTTTGATTTGATTCAACGGAGCAACATCAGCAATCGCTTCTGGTTTAACAACAGAAATCAATCCCCAATCGGATAACAGTTGAATAATTCTATTTCTACGCTGAACATCATTCACTGAAAGATTAGTGTTCTTTCCGTCAAGGGCAAATAGTTCCTTGAAATGAACAATATAATATCTACCTTGCTTATGAAGAATATGGCAAGATTGGTAGATTTTCTTTTCTTTACGAGATGCTACACCGATACGGGTTAAGGTCTCACGAACTTTGAGGAAATCATCAGGTTCATTGAGAGTCACCTCAACCATATCAGCTTGCTTCCATTCTACTTCGATATCAGGAGTCATCTTTTTCCACCTTTGTCTACAAGTTTTTTAATGTGTTCAAGTTGATCTTTTGATAAAATTCTCAATGCCTGTAGAGCCTTATCGTCGTTATAACCATAATACTCTTTAATCGCATCAAGGTATTCTACTTGAGATTTTTTCGCCCACGGCGAAAACCGCTTACGCGGATTGATACTATTTATAAAAAAGTCATACTGTAACTTCTTGTCCAAGTGAGGATACATATTCATCTCATTAGCAAAAAGAACTGTATCATGAAAAGCAGCAAGACACTTGTTGACGATAAAAGGTGGATATGCTTTTTCAGATTCCTCGTCAATAACTACCGACTTCTTGT